CTTTGCAAAACCACGCGAGGACGAAAAAGCGCTGGCACCTTGGGCCATCGAGCAAGTGCGACGTTGGGGCGGTGTGCTGGAGCATCCAAGCAAATCACAGTTATGGCCAGCTCTAGGACTTCCCGAGCCAGGCCAAACGGACGAATACGGCGGGTGGACGCTGCCCATTCACCAACACTGGTTTGGGCACCGCGCAGAAAAGAAAACACGGCTTTACATCGTGGGTTGCGAAAAATGGAATATTCCAGACATGCCGATGGTGTTAGGCAATGCAACTCACGTAATTGGTGATTCGGGCCGCGTAGCTTTGGGCAACAAGCGCCCCGAGGTTAGCAAGGCAGAGCGTGAACATACTCCACCCGAGCTGGCCCAGTGGTTAGTAGACCTGGCGCGTATGTGTGAGCCGAAAGTGATGAACAACGTAGCAGAACTGGTTGCAGCATGATTATCAAGCTCCCATTCCCAGCGCCTGAGCTATTCCCAAACCGCAAGAACGGAAAGCACTGGACAGCCACCAGCGCAGCCAAAGACACGCAAAGGAGCGCAGCCTACATGTTGACAAAAGAAGCCATGCAATCCACACGCAGCAGTTTTGACGCTGGGAATATTCCGCTATCACTGGTGTATCTCACGCCTGACAAAAGAAAACGCGACCTTGACAACATGCTTGCCGCTTCAAAAGCAATGCTAGACGGTGTTGCAGAGGCGCTAGGCGTAGACGATAGCCGGTTCCGTCCAATATTGATTGATGTTGTTTCGGGTAACAAAGAAGGTGCTTTGCTCGCGGCAGTCGGAGTACAAATAATTTCTGGCATTTCTTTTGGAGGTTTAAATGGTTTCAATCGTAAATAAAGATTCGCATATAGATCATCTAAAGGAAAGGCTTTTGTATGAGCCTGAAACTGGATTATTTAAATGGAAAAATGGCGGTAGCGGGACAAATGGGGCTGGTTCTATTGCAGGGCACACCGAAAAAGATGGCTACATAAGAATTAACTCTTATGGCAAGCATTTTTCTGCGCATAGATTGGCTTGGGCTTTTGTCTATGGCAAGTTTCCTGATTTACCAATCGACCATGTAAACAGGGACAAAAAAGACAACAGAATAAAAAATTTGAGACTTGCAACTTATGCTGAAAACAATCAAAACAAGGAAAAAACTTTAAGTAATAAAAGTGGCTTAAAGGGTGTTTCTTACAACAAAGCACTAAATAAGTGGAAGGCTCACATCCGCGTCAATTACAAAGGCATTCACCTTGGGTATTTTGATGAAAAAGTAGATGCTTACTCTGCCTATTTAAACGCCGCAAAAAAATATCACACACACAACCCAGAGGTCGATTCAGCTTTAGGTCCAAAGGGCGGGGTGCTTCTGGCGGCTGTAGGTATCAGCATTGTTAGCGGGGTGTCATTGTGAAAGTTTTAGCAATTCAAGCACGGTTTAACCATAGCTATTCATTCCGCTCTGGCGAATGGGCTGAGGTGGTTGGTGTTGTCATGGTTAAACCAGAAACTGGAGAGCCGCGCATTTGCTATCACTTGCGGTTTGCAGATGGCACTTGCGACTACACGCCTACAGCAGAGAAACATGAAATTAGAAGCGTAGGTGTTTTATGAGCGCCATACCCTGCGCAAGCGTAAGCCTAAAAACAATGGCCGATGGCACGCTAAGAATATCGTTTGACATAGAGCCAATGCACGCACAAGACGCATTCCGGCTATTTGCAGCACCCGGCACGCCTGCTGCTATTGCTGCGCTTGCTGTGGGTTATGCGGCAGTTGTCAACGAATCCTTGACACCTGAAAAGCCAAAGGGCGGCGCACTAGCAAAGCTGGCCGGGATGTGGTGCAACGACCCAGAGTTTCAGACTTGGGCATGTTCCAAGACACCAGAGCAAGCGGCCCAATTCATTTATGGCGCTTGTGGCGTAGAAAGCCGTGCAGAGCTAGACCATGACCAAGAAGCCGCTGATAGGTTTCACAGGACGGTGCGTGGGCCTTATCAAAAGCACCTGATAGCGCGGGGGATTGTGGCGTGAGCAAAGCCATCAAAGCATATTGGGACAAGGTAGCCTCTATTGGCTGCATTGCCTGCCTGCAAGATGGCATACACAACGATTACGTGAGCATCCACCACATAGACGGACGCACCAAGCCGGGGGCGCATTACAAGGTGTTGCCGCTATGTGGGCCACACCACCAAACAGGCGGGGAGACTGCCCCAGCCATTCACCCATACAAAGCGCGGTTTGAGGCTAAGTATGGGACGCAGGCCGAACTATTAAACATTGTTAAAGGGTTGATTCAATGAAAACAGCTATTTACATAGAAGACGGACGCATGCAGCTAGTGCTTACGCCTGATTCAGAGTTTGAGCGCACAACGCTGAAAGCAATTGCCGCCAAGAAAAAGAGCGTAACTATTCAAGAAGGCCAGTTCTATGCCTGTAAGGGTGGCTGGACTCGATATAACGACCACCCGCAAGACAAGCAAAGCCTGATTGTGGTGCTGGATAACGCGCCAGAGCCTAGCAATGATTAATGGCGATATGCCGAAGGGGTTGATATGAAACTTTGTAGAGACTGCAAGCATTTCTCATTTGTCCAGGGGATGTATATGTGCGATCTGAAGCTAAACCCGATTCATGGAGGCCCCGCCGTTTTTGCAGACATAGAACGGGAGTACCGCTCAGCTTCTGATGGTGCGGGTTGTAGTAGGGATGGTTTGAAGTGTGAGCCGAGGCCAGCAAAAAAACCATTCTGGATGTTTTGGCTATGAGAGCAGAAACCCGGAAAATGCCGCGAGTAGTAAATCTATCGCTGGACAACTGGGATTTGATGACGCGACTAGGCGGCGAGGATTGGCTTACAAACCAATTGCGCTCGGCACACCTACGCGAACAAAATGTAATGCGGTTACTTGCTGAAAAAGCGACACACCGCAGCATTGCCAAAGAGCTAGGCATATCAACAAAGACCATCCAGACAACCCGTGCGGCTGCGCTTGTGAAATTGCCAGAGCGCGGAGTGTTTGAGCGAGTGGCTAGCATATTTCAGGTGGGCGCATGAACCCCGAAACGCATCGAAATGGCTGTCACAACCGCTACCCATTGGTACACGCCTACCCTGTAACCAAGGATGGCCCGCCCATCTATATCAAGAGCTTTTCAGCCGGTAAGCCATGCGAATACACAAAAAGCGCACTAGGCCAAGCTGATAAGGGCTGCACGGATTGCAAACATAGGAGAACCCCATGATGAACGATAGCGCTGAAATCTTGAATTCTTTGCTTTGCGACTGGTTTCGATGGGCCAAGGGATACCAGCACGTAAGTGGGATAGGCACTAGCCCCATGTTTAGGGAATGCCGGTCAAACTACAGGCAATGGGCAAGCCTTGACGAAATAGTACAAGAAGACACCAGCCAAATGGAGGCCCTGGACAGCATCATCATGCAGCTACGGGATGTGTACCGCACTAGCCTACAGCTACAAGCTAGGAACCTGCACACCGGTTATGTTGTGTGGACTAGCGCACGGCTACCAGCAGACCCTAAAGAGCGGGCGACGATATTGGGCGAGGCTAGGGCGGCTTTAAGGGCTAAATTGCAAAGTGCGGGGGTGTTGTGATGGATATAGATTGGACTGTTGCGTTACTTGGTTTTTTATTCGGGGCTTTTGTGTCGCTGGTAGTACCAAGAGTCATAGTCATTGGGAAACATAACGTTAGCGGTATGCCGCCGAAAGGTCGGCCATGACCAACCAGTTAGAGATCATGGCGCTCAATAAACAACATGCTTCTTTGTGTATGCGGTTAGGAATAAGCAAAACACCTTCTCAAACAAACGCCACGTTAGAACACCAAGAGCAAGAGGTGAAAGCCCTAATGCAGAAACGACCTGGTACGGTTTATCGAGTGGCAAAAAGGATTGTGGATTGCTTAGATACAGAAACAGGAAAACAATAGAAGCGAGTAACCAAAACATGACAGCAGAAACAATTGATACCAGCCTAATCATTCCGTCGATCTGGGCTGAAAGAATCGCGGCAATCCATAGAAGATGCCTTCATAGTAAAAGAAAAGCCCATAACCTTAATGGGAAGACTAAAAAGATGGCTAGGCGCAAAATAAATGCAAAAAACTGTTGACAAGCGCTAAAAATGCTGGCATGATTTAACGAGCTGGATAAACACGTCCAGACAATTCATGAGCACCTTCGGGTGCTTTTTGCGTTTCTGGAGGTGTAAATGGCAGACCTATTGCGTGCTAAATACAATCAGCACAAAGGCACAGCAAAAGCTAGAGGCATCGAGTTTGACCTCAGTTTTGACGATTGGAAACAAATATGGGAAGGAAATTTCCATAAGCGCGGTACAGGCTCAGGCCAGCTAGGAATGCTTCGCACCAGAGATGAGGGTGGTTATACCAAGGGCAATGTAAGACTTGGGACACCGAAAGAAAACCAGCAGGAACGTGCGGTAGTTCTTGCAGTTAAGAAAGCACAAACTCCCAAGCCTACGGCTGGTGGCTATTACGTCACCCCGCCATCTCGCGGCTCTTGGCTTTGGAGAAAAGACGTATTTGCAGAATATTCCGAGGATGAAGAGGAGTATTCATAATTTCAGCCCTCCGAAGTCAGCACATCGCACACAGACAAGTTTCTAAGAGGTGCCGTTCTTCGTGGGGGCGAACTATGTATCGGTGGCGCAATTGGCAGCGCAGCGGCCTCCAAATCCGAAGGTTGAGGGTTCGATTCCTTCCCGGTATGCCACAAACCCTAGCCGCATTGGTCGCAAGACAGCACACAGCCATTCCCCCTAGGTTGATTGGGCAAGAGGCTAGGCCGCGCACGCTCGGTAAAGCGTGATACATCCACACAAAACCGCCTCTAGCCCGCTCCCAAGGCAGCTAGGGGCGGGTGGATAGCTTATGAGTAGAGATTGGTGACCAATGGAGAGGCTTGGTTTCAATGAGGAGTTGTTAGGCAGCACGCAGAAATGCGGAAACGGGGAACTAACAGCCAGTCTCTACCCATAAGCTGGGTTAATGGGCCGGGGATTCCCAGCCGCCAGCTTAACTAACTCCCTTGATCGACAGCAGTTGCCGATCCTTCGCACTCTCGCAGCAATGCCTGAGTGCTTTTTTATTTGGTCTACCCATAAGGGCGACACAGCATGACTAAACCGAAAACTGAAAAACAATCAGTTTCTATTAACGGCGGTAAAAGGCCGGGAGCTGGGCGTAAGGCTGGTGTGCCAAACAAACGCACGGCTGCATTGCAGGCTGCTGTAGAAAGTACAGGAATAACCCCGCTTGAGTACATGCTACAAGTAATGCGTGATTCGTCTGACCCAAAAGAGCGCCTTAATGCTGCTGTATCGGCTGCGCCTTATGTGCATGCCAAGTTGTCTAGCGTAGAGATGAACGCCAAAGTAACTACGCACGAAGCATCACTAGATGATCTTGCGTGATGGATGCGAAAGAGCGGGAAATCAGGCAGCGTCTAAAAAATGACTTCCAGCATTACGCGCATAAGTGCCTAAAGATCAGAACCAAGTCGGGCCAAGTGGTGCCGCTTGAGTTGAATGAGGCACAGCTTTACATTCATAAGCTAGTTGAAGAACAACGCGCAAAGACTGGCAAGGTGCGTGCAATCGTCTTAAAGGGCAGGCAGCAAGGGTGCTCTACTTATATAGAGGGCAGGTTTTACTGGCGTGTTTCGCACACTCGCGGCGTTCGGGCTTTTATCCTGACACACGAAGAAGAAGCGACAAACAACCTGTTTGAACTGGCGAATAGGTATCACGAGAACTGCCCAGCATTAGTTAAACCAAGCACCAGCGCATCAAATGCAAAAGAACTGCACTTTGACAAGCTGGACGCGGGATACAAGGTCGGTACAGCTGGAAACAAGGCTGTAGGCCGTAGCTCTACGGTGCAGCTATTTCATGGCTCCGAGGTGGGTTTTTGGCCTAATGCGCAGCAACATGCAGCAGGCATTCTCCAGGCGATACCGGACGAGCCCGGCACAGAGATATTCAAAGAGTCTACGGCTAACGGGGTTGGTAACTACTTCCATAAAGAGTGGCAAGACGCAGAAGCAGGACTAAGCGAGTACATAGCCATATTTGTGCCGTGGTTTTGGTCTAAGGAATACCGCAAGGCAGTGCCAGAGGGCTTTACCTTGGATGCCGAGGAAACTCAATACAAAGATGCTTACGGTTTGGACTTAGAGCAAATGGCATGGCGCAGGGCCAAGATCATTGAACTAAAAGACCCGATCCTGTTTAAGCAGGAATACCCAGCTACAGCAGCAGAGGCTTTTCAGGTGTCAGGCGCTGACCCGTTCATTAAAGCTGATTTGGTTTTGGTTGCACGCAAAGCTGAGGCCGAGATACACGGCGAAAGAAAGCTAGGCGTAGACCCGGCGCGATTTGGTGACGATAGAACCTCTATCTGTTTTCGCCAAGGCCGCAAAGTGCAGTGGATTCGCAGCTACAGCAAGAAAAGCACGATGGAAGTGGTCGGGCTGGTACGCAAGGCCATAGAGGAAGTAAAGGCCGAACAGTGCGCCATTGACGTTGGCGGCTTGGGCGCTGGAGTCTATGACAGGCTTTTAGAGCTTGTAGGCCCAGAGGAATGTGATGTTGTGCAGGTCAATAGCTCTGAGTCCCCCTACGACGCAAAGAAGTACACAAACAAGCGTGCAGAGATGTGGGGCGAGGTTAAGGAATGGCTATTAAACCAGCCTGCACAAATCCCTGACACCGACGAATTGCAAGCCGATTTGACGCAGATTCGCTACAGCTACGACAGCAACAACGCTCTAAAGATGGAGCGCAAAGAGGACATGAAAAAGCGCGGGTTTAGATCACCAGATATGGCAGACGCGCTGGGCCTCACTTTTGCCAAACCACTAAATAACAGGAGAAAAGAATGGAACAAGCCCTTGAAGGTGCAGACGGCGTACATTGTGTGAGTGTGTGGGTGTCGCCAAATGGTGAGACTCGCACAATTCCCTCAGAATTTTCTGGCGTGAAGATCACAAGAACAGGTTGGCCAGATAAGCGCTCGGCTCAGTACGAAGAATTTGTCGCATGGGCAAATACCCCAGTAATTGAAGCGCCATCCGTAGAGCCATCGACCAATGACGCAGCCCAAGCCTATGCAATGCGCGTATGGGGTGGTCAATCTGTTGACGTACCGAAACACGAGCGCATTGAGCGGTGCATGAATGCATTGCGCGGCCAAAACCTGCCAACTGACGGCATTACTTTTCCAGCATGAAACTCACTAACGAAGAATTGCTAACGATCATCGAAGCGCACCGGGCCGACAGCTTGGGCGTGGAAGATGGGCAGTTAAGCAATGAACGTGCTGACGCTTTAGACCGCTATCACGGCAGGCTCTACGGCAATGAGATGGAAGGGCGCTCGTCTGTCGTTTCCAAAGACTTGAGTGAGGCAGTTGATTGGGTTATGCCTGCCATTATGCGTATCTTCACGCAAAGCGGCACGGTGGCTGAGTTTTGCCCGGTAAGTGAGGAAGACGAAGCACAGGCGGATTTAGAGACTGATTACGTCAATCAAGTAATCATGAAGGATAACGAGGGCTGGTTAGCCTTGCATGACGCGATCAAAGATACGCTCCTGCTAAGAAACGGCTATGTAAAGCACTATTGGGAGACTACCGAAAAGATCGAAGAGCCTTGCTACAAAGGTTTAGTGATTGAGGAAGTGCAGAAGCTCATGCAGGAATTGCAGCAAGACGGCTGTGAAGTAGAGATTAAAGGCCAAGAAGAAGGCCAGATCATGACCGAGCAAGGCCCAGTGGCAGTGTTTGACCTTGAGCTAAAGATTAAGCGCACGGTGGGTAAATGCTGCGTTGAGGCTGTGCCAGTTGAGGAAGTACGGGTAAGCCGTAAATGCCGTGGCTCGCTGCAAACATCCCCATTTGTTGAGCACGTAACCCGCAAGACCCGCTCGGATTTGATTGAGTTGGGCATGGATAGGGAGTTTGTAGACCAGCTACCAGCCTATGAGCAGCGCAGCGACACAGGCACACAGAGCTTTAGGCGTGATAGCGTCAACGAGGAAAACTCTTACGGCGGTGCAAGTTTCAATGACCGCAGCATGGATGAGGTCGAGTTCTGCGAAGCCTATGTGCGTGTGGATTTTGACGGAGACGGCGTTGCAGAACTGCGCAAGGTTGTATCTGTAGGCAATCAGATACCAGACGGCAAAGAATGGAACATGCCAATTCCAGCAGTTGCGCTAACTGGCTTCGTTGCCAAGCGCATCCCGCATCGTCATATTGGTGAGTCGCTTTACGATGAATTAGGCGACATTCAAGCGATTAAGACCACGCTTACCCGGCAACTGTTGGACAACATTTACTTGGTCAACAACAGCCAAACGGCAGTAAACGAGCGCGTAAACCTTGCCGACTTCATGACGAATTTGCCGGGTGGCATTAAGCGCATTGAAGGCATTGAGCCTGTTGGCGGGGCGTTTATGCCCATCGTGACCCCTTCTATTGGCGCTGACATCATGCCAATGCTTGGGTACATTGACAGCATCAAAGAGTCGCGCACAGGCATTACAAAGGCCAGCGCAGGCTTAGACCCCGACACATTAAGCAATGTGACCAAGGGCGCGTACATGGAGAACATGAACCGCGCTAGTCAGAAGGTCGAGATGATTACCCGCCTAATCGCTGAAACTGGCGTTAAAGAGATGGTGCTGCAAGTGCACTCCATTCTTCGCCGGTATCAAGACAAGCAGCGCGTCATGCGTATGAAGGGCAAATACATTGCCGCAAACCCGCAGGAATGGCGCGAGCGCACTGATTTAACGGTGAAGGTAGGATTGGGTACTGGCACAGAAGAGCAGCGCCAGCAAAAGCTGATGTTGATAGGGCAAGCGCAGCGCGAATTAGCCCAGCTTGGATTGGTTGGGCCTAAGCAGGCGTTTACTTTGTTTACTGACATTGCCAAAACAATGGGCTTCGATATGCCTGACAAGTACGCGATGAACCCTGATTCTCCAGAGTACAAACAGAAGCAGCAGGAGCCACAGCAACCGCCATTGCCCATCCAGATCGAACAAATGAAGATACAAGCTGACGCACAAAAGCACCAAGCGGAAATGCAGGCTGATATTCAGAAGTTCCAAGCCGAAACGCAAATGACCCGCGAGACTGAGCAGATTAAAGCTGATGCCAAGCTGCAAGAGATTAGGGCAAACCTTGAGCTACAGGCAGCTAACGATGCGCGTGACAGTGAGCGAGAGTTGATGAAGGCACAACTTGATGCACAAGCAGAGACTCAGCGCATTGAGGTTGAAAAGTGGAAAGCTGAACTAGCAGCACAAACGCAAATGTATATTGCCCAACTTGGAGCTGGATCAAACCAGCCGGTAGAGACTAACGGCAATCCTGACAACGTGAGCAACGCACTAGCGGTATCTATTGACGGCTTCAGAGCAGCAATAGACCAATTAGGCAGGCCAAAGACAATCATTCGTGGCCCTGATGGGCGCGCGGCGGGGATTGCATGAGCGACGGTTATGTACAGATCGCCAATGACGCTGGCGGCAAGCTGATTGATAACGAGGTATTTACCCGTGGGGGCGATACGATCTATCGGCAGCGTGTTCAGTCTTACTCTGGTGTCGCAAGTACGTTAAACACTAACTCCAGCACCCTTGCATCAGGAGCAACATGG